TTTATTTCATCGTTATTTAGATCTAATATGTGCTTTCTAATCCACTCTCGATCAACTATACCTTCAGGCGCTTGAGATGCTATTTCAAATTTTGTTCGAGTTAACTCTAATTTTTGTTGCTGTGCTATGCTTGAAGGATTGCTAAGCCTAAGCTCAAAATCTAAAAGATCTTCCTCTGTATATCCATGTGTGTATAAATGAATCATTGCAACTTTGTTTAGTTCAGCTATAATTGTCTTCTGTATTCTTTGTATTGTTCTACTAAATCTTATATCTTCTTGTGCCAAAGTTGCTTTAGCACCGATATCTTCATCGTACCCTAAATAAGCTTTTGGTATCTTTAAAGCAGCAAAAAGCTTCTTTTGAATGTATTCAACATCCTCTATTGCAGTTGTATTTGATCCTCCTGCTAGTGTCTCAATTCTTGTTCCGCTCTCGCCGCCTCTTACAGGGAGAAAATAGTCTTCATCTACTGAAAGTGGGTTATATCTTAGATCAACTTGACCTGTTGTGCTATCAACTACAGCATTTCTTTTCAAAGCTGTCTGTGCTTGCTCAAGATAATCTGCAACGTTTTCTGGTGGTATATTACCAACATCTATATAGAAAACACGTCTTTCTGGAGATCTAATAACTCTGTAAACGAGCATTGCGTCTTCTATGAGAATAAGTTGTCGCCAGATTCTCCTTGCTCCTTCAAGTACTGATGATCCATATGGCAAAAATGCATCATTACCTAGCAGCCTCAAGTGAGATACTTGCCAGTTTTCTAAAACTCTATTACCTTGTGTTACCCATCTAAATCTAGCAGCAGCAGGATCATCTTTGTCATATCCTTCTTCTCGTTCAATTTCTGCAATTGGAATTGGAAAACAATTAACTACACCATACTCTGGATGAATATCGTTGAATAGGAAGAAATCGCCATATTTGCATAAGTTTCTTACCCACATTACAAGATTAAAATCTACATTTAGTACATCGTAAAACAGTTCATGTAAAAGTTGTTTGATCATTCTATTTTCAGAGTAAATATGCAATGTTATGCCTTCTACATCTGGGGAAGTACATTCTTCTGCATATATGTCTAGGGCTGATGATATTTCCGGTGTTGCTTCCATTTCGCTAAAATCTGAATATCTTGCCATTCTATCATATGAGCCATATGCACTCAAAGTCGAATTATATACATCACTGTGGGCTTTTTTAAATACTTCAAGTGAAGATCTTGAATTCGACTTCCCGGTGAATTGTTTAATTCTTCTTCTAACTATTGGACCTGATCTAAAAAGCGACGTCAGTTTTTTAAATAAATTTGTTTCTTCTGCCATTTTACTTTCCTATTAGCCAGCGTAAGTCACCCAAAGGATTTTTTCTGGATATTTCACTCTTTCCTGCAAATTTACTTTCAGGTAAAATAACAGGTATAAATGGGTTTACGCGTGTTTGTTTGTTCCTATAAAAAGGTGATATTATTGTATTATTTATGTCAGTATTGTTAACCTGCATGCCCTTAAGCAGAGCATCTGAATGTTGGATTTGTGAAACGTTGTATGTGCTAGAATTATTATCTAATAACCAGCAACCTATTGCTAAGGACATAACTAGATCATCGTTATATCCTTTCATTGCAGACACTTTTTTACCGTTCCATATAAAAGTTTTTAATTCTGCATATAATCTTTGAGATCTAGTTTTTATTCTACCATTTCTTAAAGATTCTTCAAAATTTGCTAGCATTAATTCTCTGCTATCTTTATTAGTATTAAAACCAGCTTTGCCAATATTACTACCATCGCCGTATAAATAAGCATATTTTTCTTTCTCAGAAGAAAAATAAATATTTTTATAAGCTAGATCAGATAGCTTTGATAAAACTGAATATCCATATGAATTATTTTCTGGACAAACTTGTGCGTCATTATATCTTTTAGCAACATCGTATATTAAAGATGCAAAATGATCTGGTGTTATTTTGGATCTAAATTCAGCTGCAACTGTTTGAGTGTATGCATTTAAAACATGAAATGTTGAGTAATCACCGCTATCACCTCGAGCAACATCAGCAGAAAGTATATAGTTATTTCCTTCAATAGGATACTCCCAATACCATATGTTATATTGTGGGCCGCTTTTTTCTATAGGCTGTGTTGTTAATATTCTTAGCTTGTCTAAAACATCATTTGTCAGGAATGTGTCGCCTGATGCTGCAAAGTCACACAAAAGTTCTTGTGCTACTTGCTTTTGTGACATGTTTTTGGTTTCTCTTTCAAACCATTCGTCACCCCTTTCAGGGTGCACATCCCATAACAACTTTATGGGATTAAATTTATTTTCTTTTCTTTCAGCTTTTGAATAAATTTCATGATATTGTCCCCCAACACCATTAGGTGTTGATAAAAGAATTGCTCTACCACCCGTAGATAATGTTGGGTATAATCCCATCCATAGTTCATCAAAGTTTCTGACAAATGCTGCCTCATCAACTATAAGCAAAGATAGCGCTTCAGATCTACCGGCGTCATCTGATGTTGGTATTGCTTTTATTTGAGATCCATTTGAAAACTCTATTTGTTGCTTATTATTTGCTGTTATAACTGGAACGAGTAACCAGTTAGGCATGCTTTTAATATATGTTTTAACTTTTCTTATAAAGTTTTGTGCTACAGCTAGCTTTGTAGCAATAATTAAAATATTTTTTTCTTTATAATAAATTGCTTGCCAAACCGAATATGCTGCAACTAGAGTAGATAATCCTAGCTGTCTAGACTTAAGAATAATATTAAATCTATGTTTATTGAAATTATCAACACAATCATCTTGAAACGGGAAAGTATTAAAGTTAATCAATCCTTTTATCGGATGTTGTATCTTTAAATACTTGTTCATAAAGTATGATGGATCTTTTCCACACTTTATAATTTCAGATATTTGTGTTTGTCTAGACAATCGCTTTGACATTAACTTACCTCGTAGTTAACAACAAAAGTATACTTTAAAGTTCTTATAGGATTATATGGACTAACTGTCAATGTTTCTATTTTATCATAATCATTTGATTTTTTTGTCTTAAGAGCTCTCCCAGCACTTTCTTTAAAACAATCTTTAATTGTTTTAAGTCTTGCATCTATCATTTGTTTTGACTCAGATTTGATCATTGTCATCTGGTGTTCTAGCTCCTGATCTTTTGCGACTGTTAAGATTGTTCTGAACTCAATAGACAAACAATCATTTTGTAGTTTTGCAACTGTTCTTCTAGAAGCATCTTCAGCATTGCTATTATACACATTGTCTATTGCATTGCCTATATTTGATATTAAATCATAATCCATAATTTTTACCTTTTTCTATAAATATTAATTATCACTCATTGACAGTTTTTTTTGTTTGGCCGCCAGCCTCTGTCCCATTTTTCTTTATTAACAAAATAGTAAGTAATATAGCATAGCTCACAAACATTTTCTTTTTTCATCATATCAACGTCTTCTATAGAAGATATTACATTTTTGCATGTGTTACAAAAAAGTGGACAATATTCATGTTTTATTGGTCGCTTAAAAACAATATTACCTTTTATTTTTTCTTCATTTTCTGTATCTATTAAGTTCCAGCCGTTATTCAAATCTAACATATGAATCATTACCTTCAGCATTAATTTCTATGCTTTTATCAACAATATCTTTTATCGCATCAATATGTGATATTATTATTATAGCTTTAAAATACTTTTTTAAACTATTTAGTAATCTGCTACATGCTTCTACATTTGAATTGTCTAAAGACCCAAAGCCTTCGTCAATTATAAAAATATCAGATTTCGCCAAAGAAGAAATATTAATTAATGCAACTCTAATTGCTATAGAAGAAATCATTTTTTCCATACCACTGGCACACTCTATGACTCTTTTCGAATCACCATAGTCTATGTATACATTTAAATTGTTACCTTTAACATCTTCTTCTAGACTGATTTTAAAAGCAACTACTCCATTTAAAATTGCATTAATCTCTTTATTTAAAAAAGGTAAATAAGAGTTTATAAGCATAGTAGGAATACCTTTTTTCGAAACGCAAGAAGAAAAGATATCATAAATTTTAAACTCTTCTATAAGTTGGTAGTAGTCATATCTTTCGATTTCATAACTCTTAATACTCTCTTCTTGCTTAAAAATATCTTTGTTGTGTGATAAAATCTTTAAACTGTTTTCATTAATACTATTCTGTATATTATTTATTTGTGTTTGTACATTACTTTCCTGTAATATAATTTCATCTGAGTTTGATTCTTTTAATTCTCTCAAAATTACTTTGATTTTATTTCTTTCTTCATAAATAGCAGATATCTCTTTTTCTTTTAAGCTAGATTTTAAAGTAAAACTTTCTTTATCTAAACTAAGCTTATACTCTTTTTGAAGAATATTTTCAAACTTTCTTATTTTTTGATTAAATTCTTTTTCTTTAAGGCGAGAAATTATTGAGTTTAGTTCGAAAATATTCGACTCAATTTCAATAATTTCTGATTTTACTTTGCCAATGTTGTGTTTTTCTTGGTGCGCATTTTTTATAAATTTACATGTTGGGTAATCATCACCACAAGGTACTTGGTCTAAAATTTTTAATTCTTTTTCTATTCTTTTTTTGTTGACGTTAGTTTCACTTAATGTGTGTTTAAACACACTCAGTTTTTTTTCTAATAAAGTCAATCTATTTTTTTCATTATTTAGTTCATCAATAGAGAATTCGTTTTTAAAATTACTAATCTTAACTAACCCAGACTTGATATCATTTATCTTATCTTGAAACGTTGCTTGTTCTTTCTCTGCTTTGATGACTTTTAAAGCTAAATAATCATTTTTTTTAGTTGCAGATGTCATTGTATGACCTGATGTGTGTTTATTATTTTTGTCGCTTAAAGCATTTAACTCAATATTTAATGTTATTAAGCTTTCTCTGTCATTTGATATACACTCTTCTAGCTCTATGATTAATTCATTATTTTTGATTATTTTAAAAGATGATAATTGTTTTAAACCATTCCAATCCTTCTCAGACTTGTTATTTAAACTATTCTTTAGTATAACATACTCTTCTCGTGACTGTTTATATAATGCTTCATATATCTCTATACTTAAGAATTTAGACAGAATAGACTTTCTCATGCTATTTTTTTCTTTTACAAACGTATTCATTTCTCCTTGTGAAGCAAAAGATGTGTAAAGAAAGTCTTCTGATGTACCAATTAGCTTTTTAAGTATCTTTTCTGTTTCTCTTCTTTGCTCTTCTGTTTCATTTTCTAAGTTTTCGTTATACAAAGAAGAAAGTGATAAATTAGTTGTTGCTGTTGTTATTTTTTTCTTATTTGTGTTTTTTATTGTTTCTCTTTCAACAATATACTTTTCTGTGCCGATTGTTATTACTGCTTTTGACTTACAGCTTCCTTTTCTAATATTAACAATATCTTGATTTTTTAATGTACCCCTATCAGTTGTATTAAATAAAGTGTACATTAAAGTGCCAGGAATAGAAGACTTTCCTGATCTGTTGCTACCAAATATGCCTATGATTCCATTCATGCTGTCAAAGTTTATATAGTTGCCTTTGCCATACGAGAATGTATTATCAAATTCTATAGAATTAATTGACCACTTCTGGCCATATATATCTTTCAAATCTTGTGGAATTTTATCTAATGTTTTTGCAAATACTTCATCTAATTTTTCTAAGGTGCTTTGATCTATTTGTTCAAAATATTCATTAATAAGTCTGCGTCTATCTATTTTATTTCTAACATTATAGTTTTCGCCGGAGTGTGTTATTGGTGTATTATGTATATTATTATCGCTAGATAGCTGGTATACAATTTCTTTTGCTTTTTTATTATTTTTTAAATAGTAATGTAAAAGCTTTATTTCAGCTTGTGATATACTTTTTTCTGATCGTATTCTAAGCTTTAAGCCTTTTTTAACTCGAGATGCAAATAAAATAGTTTCATCGATGTTATTTCTCCAGTTTAGTGTTATAAATGGATGAGGATTCTTTACCTGTATAAATTTAGACTTAAAATCATTTTTGCTTTTTATTTCCCATAGCAAAAAGCCTTTTTTGACGCTTTCACCATAGTTTTGTTGAATTATACTTCCTGGATATGCTATTCGTTTTTCTTTGTCTATATATTGTAATTTGTGAATATCTCCCAAAAAGCCAAAATCATACTTGTCAAAAAACTCTGCTTTTACTTCACCTTCTAACTCCCAGTCAATATCTGTTTTTGATCCCGTTACAGCACCGTGAAAACATGCAATATTAATTTCATTATCTACGGGTTTAACGTAACACCAGTTTTTTTCATCAAAACAAGAAAATACACACCAGTTTATAGATAAACCAGTTTTATTATTAGCTAGCGGGTATACTCCGCTTTTCTTGTACAGATGTATATTTTTGTTATTCAAAGCATTTAAAATAGGAGAAATTGCATCTTGTCGACTTTCATTTAAAATAAGCCCATCGTGATTCCCTAAAATAACATGTGTCGATGCAATTTCTGCAAGTGATGTAAACCACCAACTGAGAATATCAATTATCTCAGGTGTAATTCCTTGTGTTTTAGAGTGCACAATGTCACCACCAATAAAAATAGCATCTAAATCTTCAATTTGTTTAAGTTTTTGAAACAAATCAATAAATACTACTTTATACTCTTCGTGTCGCTTAAGACTCCTAAAGTGTATGTCACTTATGTGTGCACATTTAAACATGTTTTTCCTTTAAAGTGATCTTATTTTTGCTAACAATGCATCATTTTCGTTATAAGTTTTAGATGTTTCTAGAATATTGCTGAATTTGTCTTTTGACATATCACCAACATCTTCATTACCTCTTGTATCTAATATGTCAACATCAATATCATATTGACTTAATAACTTTGCTATTTTTATCGTTTTGTAATATACATCACTATCTAAAGCTAAGTTTATTTTTGTTTTATTTCTAACAATTTCTTGAAATAAAAGCATATCTTCTGTTAATGCAGAGCCTAAAAGACATGTTGCATTATCATTTGTCTTGATTAAATCTAAAGGACCTTCAACAATTGTCAGAGGAATGCTCCAATCAATATTTAATTCATTAAATATTATTTTGTTCTTTGGGATACTAGCATTTTTATACTTGAAACCATCATTCGTGCTTCGATCGATGTTTCTTGATACATAAAAATTTAAATCTCCAATCTTGTTATAAGATGGAATTATCAAGTATCTTCTTAACTCACTATCTAAAGAGTACCCGGCTCTTAGCATGCAAAGCTTATGTTTGTTAAATCCACGTTTTTTTGAGTATAAAAAAACATCTCTTACATCTGGGTTTTTTAAGTTAAAGTCTTCTATAAAGAATCTAAAGCCTGTTGGCAAGCAAACAGGATCTAGTGTTTCTTCAATTTCTTCATCAAATAAGCTTTTTTTCTTTTCTCTACTAATAAATATGTCAACAGATAATCTTGCTATTTCTTTATTGATTTTCGAAAACAAGTAGTTTACGTTAGTACCTTTTTTATCACATACCCAGCAATGATAAAAACATTTTTCTAAATGTATTACCATTTTTCGCTTGTTTTTATTAGTATCGTTGCAAAAAGGACAGTGTATGTTAATGTTAACACCATCATTTGACATATGATGATTTTTTATAAATTTATCAAAAAACTCAAGTCTCTTTTGTACGTTGCTCATTTATTATAATACCCGCTTTACAAATTACATATGCGTCTGCTATATCATAACAAAATTTTTCAAATTTTACAAGACCTTTATTAACACCTCTCGAAATAATTTTTGTGGGCCACTCATATCCGCCTACATCACCATCTACCCAATCCATTATTTGCTCTTTTTTGTTTTTGATGCTGTTTTTATCTAATTTTATCCCCAATGATTTCCTAGCTGTATTAACATTAATAAAAACAGGCTTAATACCAGATACCTTATACACAATGTTTGAAGCAATGCCATTGAATCTAGAAAGTTGCATTAATGTTTTAGCTGATGATAGACCTCTGGCAAATGACTGTAACACATCTTCTATAAAAATATTTTTTATGTGCACATCTTTTATGTTTTTAATTAATATTTTTTCAAATAATTCTGCTTTTTCGAACATACATTTAGTTTTTGTTAAATCTATATGAAAAAGTCTTAAAAGCTTATTGTTTTCAAACAAAGACACACCTATAATAGATGTAGATATATCTAGACCCACATCACAAATTTTTATTTTTTCCATTAATAATCCATCTTTAACTTAAAAAGTATATTATCTTCATTCTTTTTCGGCGCTGGTCTAGCTAGCTTTGCTTTTGCTATAATGTTTAAATTTTCATCATGTAGATTAATATCTGTAATATATACGAAACTACTTTCAGAATTAAATGCGCTTTCATCATGTCTTAAGTCTTCATTATATGTTGCGTTAACTGATTTGTTTAATGTACCTGATTCAGCAGGTATATTTATTTCATGCACAAACATGGAAAAATCTGATTCAAACTGTATATCATAATCATTTTCACCGAAATAAGATAATTCAGGACGGTTAATTGATAATATGCCCTCTTTATAGAAGATATTACCTAAGTAGCTCCATTTTGCTTTCTTAGATAAACAATCAGATCGATATAGAGAACCATAACCGTCGTCTTCTAATGTAATACTAACATTTTTATTAGTTGTTATTAAATCATTATCTGATAGCTTAAATGTGTTTTTATTTATTTTTTTATTGTACAATTTACTAGAAACATCAAATATAGTACTGAATATACAATCGAAATCAATATTGACTGAAGCATATGGAATTGGTAATTTTAAGTATCTAATATTATTAGATTGGTCATACGTTTCATGTTCATGTATTATATCTAGATTCAATGTATTAAAAGTATTAGGATCTTGTTTATAGTTTCTTAATACTGGATTACTCTGAGTTACTGTTAGAATATTGTTAACAGCGTCTAGCTTATTAATAAATATATCATCTTGTATACTTAGATTTTCTATACTCTGTATTCTAGAATCGTGGTATATTATATTACTTAAATTATAAAATACATCATTTGTAAAATCAAAACTAAAACTACTGTTATTTTGTAAAGCTATATCAAAACTAATATTATTATTATCATTAATCAAGTTATAGTTAATATTGCTAGTATAGTCTTCTTTTACTAACAAATCATTAGTATTAATATGATAAACATTTTCAGAATCTATACTGTTCGAATTATGAGTAAGATCTTGTAAAACCTCAGTTATAACATCAAATTTAATGCTAGGAATTCCATTATCATTAGGCAAAATCAATAAGTTTCTGTAACTTAAATTATTTGTCATATTACTATCAAAGCTAGCATGCGTTTCATCATTTAGATTTTTATTGTAAATTGTCTTAAAAAGAACACCTTTTTTTATTTGCAAAACATCAGATGTAGAGCTAACTAAAGAAGTGATGCTAGTGTTACTATTGTCACCATATATATTTGTGTATTCTTTTCCGCCTATTACTATATTAGGTTTTGTCAAATTGACTTT